TTTAGGTCTTAAAACTTTAACGGTACTAAAAGACTGTATTGATATTATTAAAGACCGTGAAGGAACAAAGATTGATCTATTAAAGATTAATATGGATGATGCAAATGTATACACAATGCTATCCGATGGATACACTAAAGGTGTGTTTCAGTGTGAAGCAGCTCCATATACAAACCTTCTAATAAAGATGCGTGTCAAGAACCTTGAAGAACTTGCTGCTTCAAATGCTTTGGTTCGCCCAGGTGCAATGAACACAATTGGAAAAGACTACATTGCTATCAAGCATGGTCGTCAGAATCCAGATTACAAGCACCAAATTTTAAAATCATTTACGGAGGAAACTTATGGTTGTATTCTTTACCAAGAACAAGTTATGCAAGCATGCGTACACCTTGGCGGTATGTCCATGTCGGAAGCAGATAAAGTTAGAAAGATTATTGGAAAGAAAAAAGATGCTAAAGAGTTTGATGAGTTTAAGGACAGGTTTGTTTCTGGGGCTTCTGCGTACATTTCGCCGAATCAAGCCCTAGACTTATGGCATGACTTTGAGGCTCACGCAGGGTACTCATTTAACAAGTCACACGCAGTAGCATACTCAACACTGTCATATTGGACAGCATGGTTGAAGTATCACTACCCACTAGAGTTTATGTATTCACTATTAAAGAATGAGAAGGATAAAGATGCACGTACTGAGTACCTTATTGAAGCAAAGAGAATGGGAATCAGCATTAAGCTACCTCATATCAACGAATCAGATATTGATTTTAAGATTGAAGGTAAGGGTATACGCTTTGGTTTGTCGGGGATTAAGTTCATCTCGGATAAGATTGCTGAAAGATACATGGATGCTAGACCTTTCAGGTCATACGCTGCACTTGAGGAGTTTACTTTTACTAAGGGAAACGGAGTTAACTCTCGTGCTCTTCAAGCATTACGAATCATCGGTGCAGCAACATTTGAAGACAGCCCACGTAATGATCAAGAGATTAAAGAAAATCTCTACGAATATTTAAATCTACCTGAGTTTAATATGTCGGTGCCTCAGCACTACTATGCTTATATTCAAGAAGCAGAAGATTATGAAGAGACTGGATCTTTTGTTATGCTTGGAATGATTAAGTCAGTTAAGCGTGGCAAGGGTTGGTCAAGAGTTGAGTTTCTTGATAAGACTGGAAGTGTTGGAATCTTTGATGATGAACAAACATCTATTGAAACTGGTAGAACATATTTAATTCTTGTTAGCGATAACAGAATTGTAAATGCCATACCAGCAGACAGCATTAAAGAATCTAAAGATGCACTAGTAAAGTTTTTAAATTACAAGCAGTTGCCTTACAAGGGTGAAGAGCAGTTTGTAGTTTCCTTTAAGCCAAGAATGACAAAGGCTGGCAAGAAGATGGCAAACCTTGTTGTAGCAGATGCTGCAAGAGAACTGCACTCAGTGCTTGTATTTCCAACAGCATTCTCTAAGGCATACATGACAATTGAAGAAGGAAATGTTTATAAGGTTTCTTTGGGTAAAACTAAAGATGGAACAGTTATATTGGAGGATGTAGTAAATGTTTGATCAGTTAGCAATTGATTTGCACAAGGTAGCAGTTGAAAAAGGTTTTTGGCCTGAACCAGAAGAAGTAGATGATATTTTTATTGCAAAGCAATTGATGATGGTTGTGTCTGAGGTTGTTGAAGTAATGGAAGCAGTCCGCAAAGATAAAGGCGAACACGAAATTTCTAAAGAGTTTGCAGATATTATTATTCGCACACTAGACCTTTATGCAGGAATGGTTGAAGCAGGGTATACTAGAGATTCACTTGATCATATTCTTAAAGAAAAAACGGAATTTAACAAGACTAGACCAGAGAAGCATGGGGTAAGATTTTAATGTCAGTAACAATGGAAGAAGTATTAGCACAGCTAGATCCACGTATTCGTAAGAGACTGGGAGATGCTACAGGTCAAAAGGTTGACTATGCAGCAACACCTAGCTTTGGTTTAAACAGAGCCTTAAAGGGTGGACTACCTTATGGTAGACAAGTCCTGGTATGGGGCTCTAAGTCCTCTGCAAAGTCTTCTATGTGCCTTCAGATGATTGCTCTAGCGCAAGCAGAAGGAAAGGTTTGTGCATGGATTGATGCAGAAATGTCATACGACTCAGAATGGGCTGATAAGCTTGGGGTAGATTCAACAAAGCTTATTTATTCACAGGCAAGAACTATTAATGAAATGGTTGATGTAGGAACAAACCTAATGAATGCGGGTGTTGATATAATTGTAATAGATAGTATCACTTCATTGTTGCCTGCTATCTACTTTGAAAAGGACACAGATGAACTTAAGCAACTTGAAAACACGAAACAAATCGGTGCTGAGTCTAGAGACTTTAGCAATGCGTGGAAGATGCTTAACTATGCAAACAATAAAGTTAAGCCAACTCTGCTTGTTCTTATTTCTCAGTCTCGCAACAATATCAGTGCTATGTATACTAGCCAGCAGCCTTCTGGTGGTCAGGCTACTAAGTTTTATTCCTCAACTGTTATTAAGTTATTTTCCTCTGAGTCCGATAACCAAGCGATTAAAGGAAAGATTCAGATAGGAGATAAACTAATTGAAGAAAAGATTGGTCGCAAGATTAAATGGGAACTACAATTCTCTAAAACGTCTGCTGGTTTTCAAAGTGGTGAATACGACTTTTATTTTAGAGGCGATGACGTGGGTATTGACTCTATCGGTGATCTTGTTGACACTGCAGAATTGGCTGGCCTTGTAGAGCGCACAGGAGCATGGTATAAACTTGATGACGGAACAAAGGTTCAAGGTCGTGAAGGTTTTATAAATCGTGTTAAAGAAGATCTTGACCTACAACAGTCATTAAGAGATAAGCTGATGAATGCCTAACGAAAAGTTTAAAGTTTTTAAAGGTCAATTTTTATGTCAGGAATGCAAACAAGAAGTTTATTCTCTTCGTCTGTGGCTTGAAACAGCAAACCTAACTTGGATGTGTACAGAAAAACATATATCAAGAGTTCCACTAATTATAACAAAGAAGGATTATGAGCGAAAGAAGTGAGTCCAAAAGAATAGGTGCTAAACAGCATAAAAATTCTGGTCGTGGTACACATAAAGGTGATGCTACATGGAGAAATTTTACTGTTGATTTTAAGGAATACCCAAAAGGTATAACCATCAATAAAGATATTTGGGCAAAAGCCGTAACAGATGCCATAAAAAATCATAATGACCCAGCAATTTTTATTGTATTGGGTGAAGGCAATTCAAAGGTACGACTTGCAGTGATAGAGGTAGAACTACTAGAGCAACTAACAGAGGGGGAAGAAAATGGCTGAGCAAATTGATTCAGGTAAAACAACACTAGAAATGGTTAATGGTCTAACAGAAATTGCAGACTACATGCAGGATGAGGAACTAACTGCTGCTTTGACGTTTATTGCTAAGGTAATTATTAAGCCAGATATTCCTACTCAGGTAGCAAGCATTGAGATAGTAAGGCTTCAGGCAATAGCAGCAAAGATGGCCTTTAAAGCTACTTGGATGGCTAATGTAGACAAGAATGATCGTGCAAAGAAGAATATTTACTATACAGCAGCGGAATCTATAAATAACTTGGTATCAGCACTCAAGTATATAATGCGCTAAACCTGCTATACTTATATAAACAAGGGGAATAAAAAAATGACAAAGAGTTTACTAAAGCAGGTTATGCTCAAAGAAGCAGAAAAGAAAGAAGCTATCACTAGGCAGAATACAATATTCAATGCCGAAGATATGATTACTAAGATTAGATCTGGATATACTATATCCCGTGGACCAAAGATGACAACAAAGAAAACCTTTGCTCCATCTACTATTGCATATCAGCATGGTCAGTGTCCAAGATACTGGTATCTAGCATTTGACGGAAATGTATTTGATGATTATACAGATGCATACGGCGTTGCTAATATGAGCGCTGGAACAATGGGTCATGATAGAATTCAGAATGCAATGCTTTCATCTGGTGTAGCAGTACCCTATGTAAATGATAAGGGTGAGAAGACAACAGAGTTTAAGGTTATTGCAAATGATCCACCAATTTTTGGTTACGGAGACGTAATGATAAATTGGGAAGGCGAAGAAATTATTGGTGAGATTAAGACAATGATGAGTGAAGCATTTGAGTATAGAAAGAAAACTAATAAGCCAAAGGGTGGACACCTTATTCAGTTACTTATCTACATGAAGATTCTTGGTAAGTCAAAGGGAGCATTGATTTATGAGAACAAGAATAATCATGATCTATTAATTATTCCAGTTGAGGTCAATGATGGCTATCGTCAATGGATTGACTATGCATTTAACTGGATGCGTGAAGTTCGCAAGGCTTGGGTTGATCAAACTATCCCAACAAAGAACTACCGTGGTAACTCTAAGATTTGTAAAACATGTCCAGTTAAAGCAGCATGTGCTGATGCTGGAGATGGCACTATAAAGATTGCTTCTCTGGAGGAATTGAGTGAAACTTTGTAGCAGATGTGATAATTATTTCACACCAAAGGTCTCTTACCAGATTTACTGCAGTGAATCTTGTAGAGAAGACGCTACTAAAGAAAAGATAGCAGAACGCTATCAGGTAACTCGTAGACAAAAGAGATTGGGCAAAGTAAGAAAATGCTTGGGTGGTTGTGGGGTTGATCTTTCAATCTACAACGACTCAGGCTTTTGCTCTAACTGTAACATAAGTAAAAAAGCAGTTGATAAAATGTTAAAAGATTTGAAAGGTTTTATTCAGTATGAACAAGAGTAAATGGGGAGTGCCATTGATGCCAAAAACTATTTGTGCTATTGATGCCAGTACAAACAATCTTGCCTTTGCTTTGTTTGATACTGAAACAAAAGAACTAGGATTTGTTGGCAAGATTACTTTTGAAGGTAAAGACATATATGAAAAGGTTATGAATGCTGGAGAAAGAGTTAAAGCTGTCTTTGATTACTATGGTGGATTTGAAGCAATAATTATTGAGCATACTGTCTTTATGAATAGCCCAAAGACTGCTGCTGATCTTGCACTAGTTCAAGGGGCTATACTTGGAGCTGCAGGTCAGTCTGGCACTAAAATTATTGGAAAAGTTTCTCCAATTACATGGCAAAACTTTATCGGCAACAAGAAGATATCTAAAGAAGAACAGTTAGTAATACGATCACAAAATCCTGGTAAGTCTGTATCTTGGTATAAGACACATGAGAGAAACCTTCGTAAAGAAAGAACTATTAAGTTTATTAATACTATTTATGACAGAGATATAAGTGATAATGATGTTGCAGATGCCTGTGGTATTGGGCATTGGTCGTTAAGCAATTGGACAAAGGCGATTGGGGTTGACAAATAACACTATGGCTGCTAAACTATATACAAGTGAGGCTTGGCTTCGTAAGAGGTATCTTATGGATAAGAAGTCTCCACAAGACATTGCCAAAGAGTGTAGTGCAAGCGTAGAGACAATCTATGTTTACCTTGCTAAATTTGGATTAAGGAAATCAAAACGATGAAGAAGATTGAGAAAATGTTAGTAGCTACAGCAGTTATCGGCATGGTTGGTTTTGCATTTGCCATGTCAACACTAAGAGGTTTACCAGAAGCTTTTGATTGGGAAGACGATGAGTGATAACTTAAATATAACGGTAGATCAGGTTAATCATCCACACCATTACACTACAGATCCTTCTGGTGTTGAATGTATTCAGATTACACGACACCGCAACTTTAACATTGGTAATGCCTTTAAGTATCTCTGGAGAGCAGGGATTAAGGATGAATCAAAGACTATTCAAGATCTTGAAAAAGCAATTTTTTATATCAAGGATGAAATAAATAGACTAGAGGGAAAGTATGTCAACTGAAGAAGATCTAGTAAAACACCTTGATCAGGTAAACACTGTTGTTGGAGAGTATCTAAAAGGTACAGACCCAACAAGGATTTCCAAAGAGCTATCTATTCCAAGAACTCGTGTTGTAGAGCTTATTAATGAGTGGAAGGTAATGGCTTCTGCTAATGATGCTATCCGTGCTCGTGCAAAAGAAGCTCTTGCTGCAATGGATGCACACTATAGCAAGTTAATTACTAAGTCTTATGAGGTTATTGATGAAGCATCAATGACAAATAATCTTAGCGCAAAGACCCAAGCAATTAAACTTGTTGTTGATATTGAGAAGGCAAGAATTGATATGCTTCAAAAAGCAGGCTTGCTTGAGAATAAAGAGCTTGCAGATGAAATGGTTGAAATTGAAAAGAGACAAGAAACTCTTGTTGACATACTTAGAGATATAGCATCTTCTCATC